CTTGTATTCGCCATTGGGCTGGAAAAGTTGGGAGGAAATCGTCACGGAGTTTTTACGTGCGAAGAACGACGCTCCGTTGCTCAAGACCTTTGTCAATACTGTCTTGGGCGAGACGTGGGAAGAAGAGACGGGGGCAAAACTTGGGGCGGAAAGCCTTTCGGAACGAGCCGAGTTTTATCCTGCTGGCGAAATCCCCAGTGGTGCCAGCATTCTTGTCGCTGGTGTTGACGTACAGGACAACCGGTTGGCTATCGGACTGTATGCCTACGGGGCTGGTGAGGAGTGCTGGTTGATCAGCCATACAGAGATTTACGGCGATCCAGCTGGTCAAAAGTTGTGGAGTCAAGTTGATGACCTACTGCTAAGGGACTACCCGCATGCCGACGGTGGAAAGATGAAAGTTGCGGCAATTGGCGTGGACTCTGGCGGTCACTTCACCTCGGAAGTGTATGCGTATGCCAGAAGTCGCAAAGGGAAAGGAGTGTTTGCTTTGAAAGGTCAGTCAGTGCGGAACAAACCGCCGATTGGAAAGCCTTCTAAGGTCGATATTAACTACAAAGGTCAAGTATTGAAGAATTCGGCTGAGGTATTCCCGTGTGGCACTGACACGATCAAATCAACTTTGTTCGGAAGAATGAAGCACAACGAGCCGGGTGCTGGCTACATCCATTTCCATGCTGAAGCTGGGCAAGAGTACTTCAAGCAATTGACAAGCGAGCGTCAGGTTGTCCGCTACGTCAAGGGTTTTGCGGTTCGGGAATGGAAGAAGAAGGCGGGTGATCGGAACGAAGCGCTTGACTGTTTCGTTTACAGCTACTGCGCGTTGCACTATCTGTACATGCGCTTCAATCGAAATACGATCTTTGATCAATTTGACCGCGCCCGAGGGCAATCAGGAAAAACTGATAGCGCTACTGATGCAACGCCTGATAAACCGATAGACTCACCATATCGACCACCGCAGCGTCGGGTACGTCGCAGCAATCCTTCATTCGTGACTAGCTGGTGACCATCCTTGTCCCAGATCTGATTTACGCAGGCGACACCGTCATCTTTGACGTGCCGTCGTTCAAGGATGCAATTGGCACGATCATCGACAGCGGGACGTACACGCTGAAGTGGTACGCCAGAACAAACACTGCATCTGAAGGCACCACGATCACTGGCACCACGCAGGGTGACGGGTGGCGCATCACCGTTCCCGCAGCCACCACTGCCAACTTTGATGCAGGGCTGTGGACGTGGCAGGCAGTTGCGACTTATGCAACTGATAGCACTCAGTACACCGCAGGTCGCGGTCAATTCACTGTCAAGGCGTCAGCCGTTTACAGCGGCACGCCCGGTGCATTTGATGATCGCAGCCGCGCTGAAATCGATCTTGAAAAGGTTGACGCTGCAATCCGCACGCTTGCTGCAGGCGGCATGGTGCAGGAATACAGCATCGGTGGACGTAGCCTGCGTCGTTACAAGATGACCGAGCTGCTCGAATTGCGCAGCACGTTGCAAAATGAAGTTGCAATGGAGCGGCGACGCGAGAAGATCCGCCAGGGTCTTGGCAATCCCGGTCTAGCCAAAGTGAGGTTCCGTTAATGGCTTTCTTGGGTTTTGGGCGAGTCGGCAATCTTCATCGCCAACTACAAGAAGAAAAGACAAGGACGACGAACCTCAAGCGGATGTATGCCGCTGCGCAAAGCAATCGTCTGACATCTGATTGGATCAGCCAAGCGACCTCTGCTGATAGCGAGATTCGCGGCAGCATTCGCATGCTGCGTAACCGCGCACGTCAGCTGGTTCGTGATTCGGACTTTGCCAAATCTGCGCTTCGTGCTGTCAAAAACAACGTTGTCGGCACTGGCATCAAGGTTCAAGCCCAAGTCCGCATGCAGCGTGGTGGGCGCTTAGCTGAAGAAGTCAACGCACGAATTGAAGAAGAATTCAGCCGTTGGACGAGCGCTAAGCGTTGTCACGCTGGCGGGAAGCTCAGCTGGTACGACATCCAGCGTCTTTGCGTGACTTCAATGCTGGAGTCGGGTGAAGTATTTGTCCGCCTTCTCCGTCAACCGTTTGGGAATAGCAGGGTTCCGCTTGGTCTGGAGCTGATTGAATCCGATCTGCTGGACGACGATTACAACACCATCACCAAAGACGGAAATGAAATCCGTATGGGTGTGGAAATTGATAAGTGGGGTCGCCCCGTTGCTTATCACTTCTTCGATTATCACCCCGGTGATTATCAATTCAGCTACGCGCAGAAAGCAGCCAAGCGTCGGATTCGCATCCCCGCTGACGACATCATCCACCTGTATTTGATTGATCGTCCCGGTCAAACACGTGGTGTTAGCGCGTTTGCTACGGCAATCATGCGCCTCCGTAATTTGTCTGGATACGAAGAAGCAGAGATTGTCGCTGCGCGTGCCAGCAGCAGCATGATGGCGTTCGTGAAGACTCCTGATCAGGAACTCTTCGAAGATGGCACTTTCAATGAAGAATCCGTCCTGGATTTCTCCCCTGGCAGCATCCGCCGTTTGGCACCGGGCGAAGAAATGCAGTTCTTCACGCCCAATCGCCCTGACGATGCGTTTACTCCTTTTGTCCAGCAAATGCTGCGAGCTGTGGCTGCTGGGATTGGCTGTAGTTACACGCAAGTCAGCTCAGACTTTTCGCAAAGCAACTACAGCTCTTCGCGGTTAGAGCTGCTTGAGACTCGTACCCATTACAAGGTGCTGCAGCAATACGTCATTGAGGCGTTATGCGAAGAGGTCTATGAGCGCTGGCTGGACATGGCGGTTTTGGCTGGTGTGCTTGACCTGCCTAATTACGACACCAACCCCGGTCGTTACATGGCTGCCAAGTGGATGGCACCCGCCGCTCAGTTTGTTGACCCGCAGAAAGAAGCTGCTGCTTACAAGGAATTGATCCGCAGCGGCATCATGACGCTTTCACAAGTCATCGCTTTGCATGGCGGTGATTTTGAAGAGCAGATGCGTCAACGTCAGCACGAATTGGCAGTTGCTGATGAGCTGAATATCACTCTTGACACCGACCCATCACAAACCTCTGGAAATGGTGCGACGCAATTCAGCCCTGTTGCCCCTACTGAGCATCCGACTCAACATGAGGAAGAGCAAGACGCACTAAGCTAATGTCAAGACCATTTTTAGATCTAATGAAACGCGAGGCACGTGGCTTTGCGCCGACTGGCGATCAAAAGCGTTCTGCTGCTGTTGCAGAACCTGAAGTTGAAGTGGTTGAAGTCGAAGCTCAAGAAGAGCAACGTGCTGAGCCTGACGGTTTGAAAGTGGGTGACATGGTGAGCTGGAACAGCTCAGGCGGTCGCGCACGAGGCAAGATCGTCAAAGTTGTCCGTGATGGGGAAATTGATGTTCCCGATAGCGAATTTGTTATCAAAGGAACTGAAGATGATCCTGCTGCTTTAATTCGTCTATACCGTGATGGCGAGCCAACTGACACCGAAGTCGGCCATAAGTTCAGCACTTTGACCAAAATTTCTGATTCTCGCTTCTTGGAAGGTGAAACACTAAAGCGTGCTTTTAGTGTTGAATTCCGTAGTCAAGATGAGGATCGCATCCTTGAATTCCCGTTTGCAAGTGAAGCTCCTGTAGAGCGTTACTACGGGATGGAAGTACTAAACATGGATGCAAAATCCATGGATCTTGCGCGTCTAAATGATGGTGCGCCTTTGCTTTATCAACACGATGCTGATCGCATTGTTGGTGTTGTTCAAAAGGCTTACATCAAAGACAAGCGTGCATATGCACGTGTGAAGCTTGCCAATAACGAGCTTGGACGTGAGATGCAAGATCTCATCCGTGATGGGATCATTCGCAACGTCAGTTTTGGATACAAGATTGACGCGATGGAGGCCGATGAGTCCACTACACCAGTGACTTATCGCGCCACCAAATACCAGCCCTTTGAAATAAGCCTGGTAACTATCCCAGCCGACAATTCAGTTGGTTTGGGACGTGCTTTCGACCATAATGAAAGCACTGCTACGGCCTCAGCCGTGCAAAGTCAACCCAACGGAGTAGAAACCGTGGATCAAAACCTCAACATTGAGGCTATCCGCGCTGAGGCCGCTCAGGCCAAGGCGAAGGAAGTGGCCGACATGGTCGCCCTTGGTCAACGTACCAAGAACGTCGAAATGGCTCAGGAGTTTATTTCTAACTCCCGCAGCCTCGAAGAGCTTCGCTCTGCCCTTCTGGAAAAGATGGGTGTTGAAGAGAAGCCCGTAAACGCTAAGGACGCCGAAATCGGCATGTCCGATAAGGAGAAGCGTGAATTCTCCTTCGTTCGCGCTATCAACGCTCTGGCTCACCCCAACAGCCGCGAAGCACAACGTGCTGCCGGTTTCGAGCTGGAAGTCAGCCGCGCTGCTCAAGAAAAGAGCGGCAAGGAAGCTCGTGGCATCCTGATTCCCGCCGACGTGCTGGGCTTTGGTCGTCGTGACCTGACCGTTGGTGCCGCATCCGGTGGTGGCGATCTGGTCGCTACCGATCTGATGAGCGACAGCTTCATCGATCTGCTCCGTAAGTCCTTGGTTCTGCAAACTGCAGGCGCCAACGTGATGACCGGTCTGCAGGGCATGGTTGCTATCCCCCGTCAGAGCGGCGGTGCAACCACCTATCACGTTGCTGAGTCCGGTGCTATCACCGAGTCCCAGCTGACCGTCGATCAGGTGACCCTTCAGCCCCGCACCATTGGTGCGCTGACTGATTACAGCCGTCGCCTGCTGCTTCAATCCAGCGTTGACATTGAGAACCTCGTCCGTCGTGACTTGGCTCAACAAATCGCTATTGAAGTTGAGAACCAAGCCCTGAACGGCACCGGCACCGGTTCTTACCCGCTGGGCATCCTGAACGTCACCGGCATTAACACCGAGTCTGGCGTTGCTGCGTTCTCCGATTTCGTGAACGCTGAAGCTGCTCTGAGCACCGACAACGCTCTGATGGGCAACCTCGGTTATCTGATGAACTCCGCTCTGCGCGGGACTCTGAAGACCACCGAGAAGGCTTCCGGCACCAACGGCATCTTCGTTTACGAAGGCGACAACACCATCAACGGTTACAACGCCTACGTGTCCAACTCCATGCCGAACAGCACTGCGGTGTTCGCTA